CTCCATGCAATTATGTAAGTGCCATAGATGACGAAGGCCACTAAACAGGCCGCCGCAATGAATGCTTCAGCCCAGTCCCACATGATTAGGCAGGCTCAACCCAGTTAGGGTCTTTAGGCCAAGTGATTGCCCAAGGGAAACCTGCTTGACTTGTGATGTCACGCAGGGCTTGGCGGTATGTAGCCCATGCAGTTTTATCCGCAGTGCTGTCGGCAATCTGTGTCCAGTCGCTGTCTTTCAGCTTTTCTGTGCGTGATCTGCGTACATTTGCGGCTTGCTCTGCGTCTTTCATTGCCTGATAAGCGGCTTCGTTCTCAGCGGCTGTTTTGGCAGGCCGGTCTTCTGTGGCTGGTGTGTCTGTGAACACTGGGCCGAGAATGTAGTTGGTGTACCACTTGTCACCAATTTGCACAACGCCTGAACGCATTGAGTATTGATAGACTGTGCCGCCAGATGCTTGTGGGCCTTCAAAGACAATGTCTGCGCCCCACTCGTTCAGTACCGCTTCGGTAATGTCCACGGGAAAACCCAGACCAGTTTGGAGTTTGCGAAACTCATGGTCAAACATGACCGCGCCTGTACTTCTTACACGAACTTCCATGATGTGCTCCTTTTAAGCAATTGCGAGAAAAATAAAATTACCACCCGAAGCGTTGATTGCTGCGGGGGCGGTGGATGAAATTTCAAAACCTGAAGAGGCTGTGTCAACGTAATCAGTACCCGTAACTTCAACAGCATCGCTATTTAATAATAAATATGGATCATTACCGGGGACAATTCCTCGTGCGCTATCCCAGATATGCCAACCCCCTGCAACATCTGTGCGTTTAATCATTACAAACCGACTTCCAGTTGTAAATCCACAATTGATTGTTTGTGTTGTTCCTGTGCCTGTATAGCTACCCACTTTGGAAATGCCAGCAAGGGTTGCAAATAAATAAGCTACATAAGTTGACCCACTTGCATTCCACGCTGCGTATGAGTTGACTGAAAACACACTGGCGGTGGGGCTGGTGTTATTCCACACATCGTCAGTTAATGCGAGGTCTTGTGTATTTAATATCAAGTACTTGGTAGCGCCCAGTGGAGCCGCATACACGGGCCACATTTCCGTGTCGCTTCTACGTTTTAAAATTATGAGTTCCGGAACAACCGTTAGGCCGTGAGTAATAGTTGTTGGACTTCCCGATCCTGTGTAGCAAACCACATCAAAGAAATTAGGCGCTCTGCCAAAGTTCCACAAAACAGTATCAGTACTTGCATACGCCACAGGCGTTGAAAACCCTGTATTACTCCACAAACGAGTCATGCTTCCTGTGCTCTCTGCGGTTGTAAGGTTTGGTCTAAGGAATACACCAGATGAAGTGGAGTTTGATGAAACTCCTTGCAACCTAGAACTTAAAATAAAGTTTGAAGTTGGAACAGTTCGGTATTTCCATATCTGCATATCAATAGGAAAACCTGTTGTGTTTATAGTATTTGTCGCATTGTTAATTGCTGAAGGGCTAAACACGCTTGTCCCCACAGTCGGAACTTTCATCGGGCCTCTACGAATCGCCATGTAGATTACAGTAGAACCATTACCAAAAAATCCGGGCATTGCTGTAAAGCCTGTTGCTGTAGGCCGCATATAACCACCACCAAAAGAACCTTCTTCTTCAGAAGTATTGGGTACGAGATACCTTAATTCTGTGTAATCCATGCTCCGCATGTTGTCAAATAAATACCATGCACTTCCGGTGCTACTTGATCTTTTTGCTAACAACCATTGAGGCTCATACCCAAGAGTAATATCTTGGGGGGAAGCGCTTTCTGTATATGACCCACAACTAATTACATTGTCTGAACCTGTAGCACCAAAGCCGCCTGCGTTGTGGGCAAATAGGTAGGCAATATAGGTTACACCGGAAGAATTAACACTGCCGTCATTACCCAAAGTAAAAACACTACTTGTTGGCTCTGTGTTATTCCAAATTCCACTAGATGTTCCAGCGGCCCCTGTGCCATCTAAAAGAAGATATTTAGTAGCGCCTAAACTTCTGTGATACACAAACCAACTGCCAGTACCGCTAGTTATTTTTACAAGCATAAATCCCGGCACTGAGCCAAGATTGTGGGCAACTGTTCTGCCAGCCGTGCCATTCCCTGTATAAGTCACAACATCAAAGAACTTTGATTGCTTTACAAAAGTCCAATCAACATAGGTGTAGCTACCATCGTTGATATTCCCGTTAGCCATCGTAATGGTATTGCCTGAATTGACAGCAAATTCCGATGTCCCGTAATTGTCAAATGCTGCGGCTGTATTTGACTGAAGACTTTTCCCACCCGCCGCTTTAAAATTTGGGTTCATTACTGCATGGCTTTGTGCCGCGCTACGAGACTTAATCCAAACAATTCCGCCTTTGTTATAAAGATCAACGCCGGAAGGCAAAGAATACGTAATGCTTCCACCTTGAGCCGGTCTTAAATATGTATACAAATAATCTTCAATGTACACAGGTACGTTACCCGGCACAGGCCACTGGCCGAGTTTCTGCCAGTAAGCCTGTTGCTCTAACGTCCAGATGCCGGGCGCAGTGCTAGTTTCTAACGAGCCTGATGGTACAGGTGCGGTCTTGGAAATTATGCCGCCGGGGTATTTTGTACTCATGTTTTACCTTATGCGATTGCCAAGAAGATGTAGTTGCCACCAGAAGCGTTTAAACCTGCTGGCGCTGACGCTGTAACTTGAAAACCTACGCTTGTTGTGTCTACGTAGTTATTACTTGTGTTTTGAACAGCAGTGTCGTTCATAAATAAGTAAGGGTCATTTCCGGAAGTAATACCTCTGGCTGAATCAAATGTCCACCAATCCCCCGTAGAGTCTGTACGCTTAATTAAAATAAATCGCGCCCCAGTCGTAAACCCGCAATTTATGGTTTGAAGACCGCCCGTACCTGTGTACGAACCAACCTTAGAAACTCCCGGACAAGTTGCAAATAAATAGGCAACATAAGTTTGCGATGAAGTATTTACATTTGGGTTATTTCCAACATAAAAAACTGTTGATGTTGTACTTGTGTTATTCCAGTAGGTGCTATCTGAGGTAGTAGCTACATTTAAATTAAATATAATGCGTTGCGTATTGCCTAATGCCTGAGAATATATTGCCCAATTAGTTGCTGTATTTCTGGATTTTACTATTATCAATTCAGGAGCAACGGTCAAGTTATGTGAAACTGTTCTCCCAGATGTTGAGTTACCGGTATAAAAAACTACATCATGAAATTGTGGCGCTCTAGAGTAAGAATACGACACGTAATTTTCACCCGCACCATTTGAATACGTATAAGCGCTGGGCAAAATATAACCAGTATTGGAAGCAAAACTTGTCCAATTATATAACAGCGCGTACGGAATTCCATCATCGTTAGATTCTAAAAAGCCTAACGTTAAACGAGGACTCCAGCAACGGTAGTTACCGGGAGTGTTAAGGGTTGTAATAAAGGATGTATCTACTATGGTATTGGTTGTAAATACTCTGTTATCCGCATTGTTACCAGAATAAGTTTGAGCATTAAACACACTTGTACCAAGCGTTGGTACTTTCATAGGCCCACGACGGACGGCTATGTAAATATAAGTTGCGTTGGCTCCATTACCTGTTTGAAAAAAACCGGTAGAAGTTAAAGTCAGCGTTGGATTTCCTATCGCTTCTACATCGGCTGTATTTGGCTCTAAATATGCGCCTCCTCCAGAACCGGCAGGTAAGCCACGCATAGTGTCATTGATTTGCCAATCACGCACACCGCCACTTTCTTTTGTAAGAATAAACTGTGGTTCATACCCTAAATTTACAGTTTGACCCAACGCACTTCCGTCAGTAGTAAACGACCCGCAGGAAATCACATTATCTGAACCAGTTAGACCAAAGCCACCTGCGTCATGGGCAAATAAGTATGCTACGTAGGTGTCACCATTTTGATTTGTATTTCCGCTTGCTCCGACAGAAAATACTGTCGATGTTGGCGCTGTACTATCCCAGAAGAAATTGTTAGTTGATGCTGCGGCAGTCTGGTTTAAACGTACATTTTGAGTAGCAGCCAAACTCCTGTGATAGACATACCAATTGTCAACACTACTTGTACATTTAACAATAATACAACCCGGTACTGAACCTAAATTATGGGCAATAGTACGAGCAGTTGCATTTCCTGTGTAAGTCACAATATCAAAAAACTTTGATGCTTCACGGAATGTCCATGACACCATAGACTGACCTGAGCCATTCCAACCGCTATCGGCAGGCCCGGTTTGGTATCCAGTTGTCTGCGCTGTAAGATATGAGGAGCCTGTTGTAATATCAGCGCCGGTAGTGTCGGATTGCAATATCTTTGTGCCGCCGCGCACGGTGTCAATCAAATAATGACCATTAGCAGTGCCGCGATTTTTAGCCCAAACTAATCCACCATTAGCCGATAAATTGATGTTGTTTGTAATTACTTGGTTTGCCCCAGTCCCTGTATAAACAAACGTGCTAAATACATCTTCAATAAAAACAATTGCTGTAGGGGTTGCGCTATTAGATGCCGCACTTGCTGGCCCCGTGCCCGTAGCATTAGTGGCTCTGACTGTGAACGTATAAGCAG